CAAGAATTATTAGGTGCTGGTAATAAATTAATATACATTGTATATCCATCATCATCTGATTTAGGTTCAAGACCAACCTCTACTACTGATAATTTAAGTCCCGGAAACACAACGCCCGGTCAATACACTATGTGGTATGATGGTGGTGCTGGTGATGAAAGTGCGATTGGTTCTCAACTTAATAATTTCACTATTTCAAATGGCTACACCGGAAGTGATGGTACTATCTATGCAGCTGGTCAATCATATCAAAGTTGGACCGTTATGGGTGGTAGCGCGGCATTGGCCAAATTTGCAGGTACAGCCTATAAATTCTTTATTGTACCATCAAGTGGTTCTGACCCAACACCATAATTAGGAGTTAATAAAAATGCCTACTTTTAGTACCCAATATATTTTAACCAATGGTGCCATCGCAGCCGGAACTGCATTAGCCAATGTTGAATACATAGCTGGAGCTCTTAAAACATATCCAAATACCACACATTTAAATTTTAGTGCTAGTAATTTTCCTGATAGGTTTACCGAAGGTCAAATTGTTTATGTGAGTGCATCAAATGAACTCTTTAAAATGGGTAAATATTTTGATGACCAGATTACATTTGCTGATGTAGTAACATCACAATCATTTGAATTTCCAGGAGGTTCTATTCCAGCTGGAACAATAAGTGGTTCTCCCCAAATTGCAGCATTTGGATATTTAACATCAGCCTCAGCCGCTGCTGCGGGATTTGGAAGTGGTGGTGGAACTGCTACTGATATTTCTGCATTAAACACATTTACAGGTTCTATTCAGATTCAAGTTAATAACTTAACATCTGCTACAAGTTCATATTTAACTTCAGCCAGTACGGGTTCATTTATATTAGCATCTCAAACCTCTTCAATGAGTGTATTGAACGCTTTAACCGCATCATTTATAAGTTCTACATTCATTTCAGCCTCTGCAGCTGCAAGTGGATTTGGTAGTGGAGGAGGAAGCATAAATACTGGTTCATTTGCAACAACCGGTTCTAATACATTTAAAGGTGAACAAATAATAAGTTCTTCTTTAATCGTAACTAACGAAATTAAAGGTACTAATTCAATATTCTTACAACCGGATGTTAATGATGGAAGAAAACTTGAAATTTATAATACCGCAGCGACTGATGTTCACATTAAATCTAATGGTGGATTAACTTTCTTGGGTGATGATACCAACTATGTATTAGTAGATAATTCTGCTGCACAAACAGTATCAATCACAGGTGTAAATGGTGTATTTGTTAATTCTTCATTAAATGTATCTGGCTCATTAATCGTAACGGGTTCAATCAATGTACCTGGAAGTGTAATAAATAATTTAACATCATCATTTGCCACTACCGCATCATTTATCTCTGATTTATTCATTTCAGCATCTGCTGTAAGAAGTGGATTTGGAACTGCTTTATTTCCAAGTGGGTTATTATCATCATCATTCCAAATCGCTAATGATATTTCAGGCGCATTTACTTCACTATCATCTTCGTTTGCAAGTAGAATTACTACTCTTGAAGGAGCAGGTGGTGGTAATGGAATATTCACACTTACAGGTTCATTCTACTCAACAACAAATAATATTCAAATCACAGGTTCACTATCAGTTGGTAGTGGTTCATTTAAATCGTTTGAAGTTAATTCTGATGGATTTGTAGTTTTGGGTGATATGAATAAAGATTTAAATAACGCACCTGAAGGAACAATTGCTTATTCAGGAAGTAATTTTTATCTAATATCTTAATACTTATTAATGATATCTAAAAAGTTTCGTTAATGCATTAACAAAAATGGAGAATTAAAATGCCAACAATTAAAAAAATCGTAGTTAGTGGAAGTGCTATTTCACAACTATCCAATGATGCGGGATTCGCATTAAACACCGCCATTACCGGAGCGTTTACCGCAGTATCCGGTGGATTACAATCAAGGCTTACAACCGTAGAACAATCTATTGGTGGTGGTGGTGGATTACTTTCATCATCAGCTCAAATCGCATCCGATATTAGTGGTGCATTTACTGCAACATCCGGTGGATTCTCAACAAGGATTACAACCAATGAAACTAACATTGGAACCAATACAACTAATATTGGAACACTTACAGCTGCTACATCCTCTTACGCATTAAAGACCGATATTAGTGGTGCATTTACCGCAGTATCAACTTCTTTAGCAAGTAGAACAACTGTATTAGAAGGTACTGGTACAATTCAAGGTGTTGGAACTACCAATAACGTAACATTTGCTAATGTAACTGCAACTGGTAATGTTTCAATCACAGGTGATTTATTTGTAGGTGGTGATACAGTCACAGTAAACGCCGCAAACTTAAACATTGAAGATAAGTTTATCCTATTAAACTCAGGTTCAACGGGAACATCTTACGAAGGTGGTATCATTGTTGAATCAGGTTCAACTGGAACAGGTAACGCATTCTACTATGACGCATCAGACAATCGTTGGTCATTAAAGGGTGGGTTAGTTGCTACAAACACAGCCGCTGTAACCGCAGAAGCGTTTATGAGTGTTGCTATCGTTAACACACTTGCTAATGCTGAATCAAGTTCTTACTACAAAGCTGGTAACATTATCGTTGATGGTCAAGACATTTACATTGTAACTGTATAATATTGATATCAAAAAAGTTTTGATTTATGGCAAAAAACGATTCTCCAAAAGAAGTGGAACTCAAGCTCTCAACACGAGAGCTTGAGGCCCTTCTAATCGGACTTGGCGAGGTTCCCTTCAAAGGTAAAGACATTGAATTTGTCTACCGATTAGCAGTGAAATTACAAGAAGGAATCTTAAAGTCAAAATCCTAAAAAGAAACCCTCCCAAGTGGAGGGTTTTTTATTTTAAATTTATCTATTTATTTAAGATTGTAATCATAAAAATCTTGGTTGTTGGCCTGAAAGGGAAGTGGGCACGGAAGTGTTACCAACCACAATAAAGGATGGGGATATGCCGAACTGGAAAAAAGTAGTAGTTAGTGGAAGTAATGTTTCACAACTTGTTAATGATGGTGTTTATTTGAGAACCATAGGCGATGGGGTTATCTCATCATCAGCACAATTAGCAACTCAAATTAGCGGTGCTTTTACTGCAACATCTTCATCTTTAAGTGATAGAATTTCAAGTTTAAGTTCATCATCCACCACATTTGCAGGTACGGGTTCAAACTCCTTTAAAGGCGACCAAACTTTTAGTGGTTCTTTATTACCCGAAACCACCGAAGTATTTACATTAGGTTCGCCTGACAAAGTATGGGAAAGTCTTTATGTAGATGGTCAATCCATTTATATGAGGGATGTTGCTACAAATACTTTTGTAACAATGTCGGCTAATGCAGGTGTTCTTACCTTTAACAACACAAGATTAAATGTTCCTCTTGGTATTACATCATCCAATTTAATACTAACTTCAATAGTTAACGCAGGAACGGATACTGATAAGTTCTTGGTGTTAGACACAAATGGTAATGTAGATTTTAGAACAGGTACCGAAATTCTTTCAGACATCGGCGGTCAAGGGTTATCTGCTGGCACGGTATCTTCATCCGCACAAATTCAAGCGTATGATATTTTCTTGGAAAAATTGGGTGATAATGTAATATCATCATCAGCTCAATTAACAACCGAATTTGACACTCGTTACTTAAATACAAGTGGTGATGGTGTAATATCTTCATCAGCTCAAGTTGACCACGATTCAACAACTAACTTTGTAGCAAACGAACACATAGACCACACCACAGTATCTATTTCCGCTGGTAGTGGTTTAAGTGGTGGTGGAACTATTGCTGCTACAAGAACTTTAACATTAGATACATCATCAGTTCACTTTACGGATGGTGTAAAAACAAAATTAAACACCGATGGCGTAATATCTTCATCGGCTCAATTAACAACCGAATTTGACACTCGTTACTTAAATACAAGTGGTGATGGTGTAATATCTTCATCAGCTCAAATTGCAACCGACATTAGTGGTGCTTTTACAGCAACATCAGGTGGGTTATCAACAAGAATTACCACATTAGAGGGTGCTGGTGGAACTACATTCTCATCCTCGGTTTCTACAAGATTAACAAGTGTAGAAGGATACACTCTTGATAACGTAACGGATAATGGTTCATCAACCACCAATGTAATTACAGTTGGTGGATTGACGGTGAATGGTAATGCTACAATTACAGGTACACTTACCGCACAACAATTTAATACTGAATTTGTATCTTCATCCATTATTTTTGAGTCCGGCTCAACAAAATTTGGTGATTCCATAGATGATATTCATTCATTCACAGGTTCAGTAAAGTTAAATACCCAAACTGCGGCTACAACCGATACTGATAAGTTCTTGGTGTTTGACACCGGTGGTGAAATTAAGTATAGAACTGGCGCAGAAGTTTTAAGTGATATAAATCCTGGTGGTTTAGTATCATCATCTGCACAACTTACAACGGAGTTTGATACTCGTTACCTAAATACCACAGGTGATGGAGTTATTTCATCATCAGCTCAAATCGCTAGTGATATTTCAGGCGCATTCTCTGGTGCTGGTTTTGTTGATGTTGGTAGTGGAGCAAGTGGTTCACGACTTGCAATATGGCAAGATGGTAACACTATTAAAGGTAATACTTCCGCATCTTTTTATGAAAGCTACAATCCGATGCTTAACATAGGTGGTGTGTGGGATGATACCAATCAAAGTGGTATTCAATCCAAAACAATTTCTACCGATGGGTTATATGTTGGTCCGAATGTGGGTGCTGGTGATTTTACATCATCAATAGTATTAAGTGCTAATAGAGGGCCGATTGGCTGGTATGTTCAAACACAATTAAATTCATTTAATTTTGCTTCGGCTCCAACAAACCAAGTAATACATTCCTTTAGCGGTGGTTCTGTATATTCCGCATTCATATCATATTGGGTGAGTGGGTATCAAGGGTATCGTAGTGGTCAAATTGTAATTTCAATATCTCCCACGCCCTTAGCAGTGCATACTGAATTCTCAACGGTGAGTATAGGTAATACTTCGGATGTAGAATTTTCAGTAGATAGTGCTGGTACTTTGTTTATCACGGCAGGTGGTGCTACTGAAGGTACACTTGAAATCAAAAGCTTTTTATCATCATAATTATTAAAATCTGAAGTTTGGAAAGTGAAAAACGGAAGGAACTAAATGGCAAATAATCAATTTGTAATTAAAAATGGACTAATAATCGGTGGGGGTGGACTACAAATGTCCGGCTCAATGGCTATAACGGGTTCATTAAATATATCAAGTGTAGTAAACGCAGGAACTGATACTGACAAGTTCTTGGTGTTAGATGCGAGTAATAATGTTGATTTTAGAACAGGCGCTGAAATTCTTTCCGATATTGGCGGATTAGAAAAGTCCGGCTCAATAGCTATAACCGGTTCATTAAACATCTCAAGTGTTGTAAACGCAGGAACCGATACTGATAAGTTCTTGGTGTTAGATACAAATGGTAATGTTGATTTTAGAACAGGCGCTGAAATTCTTTCCGATATTGGTGCAGCCGCAGCATCAATCAAAAACTATGTAGATTTTAATAATTTAGTTGATTTTAAAACACTAACTCAAGGATTCGCACCCATGTGTGGAATTACCGATGTTCAAGAGAGTGATAATTCACCATTTGCTAATTGGTTAGCCCCTTCGGATGGTTACATTGAAAGAATTGAATTGATGGTAGGTGAAACTAACACAGTGACTGCTAACTTTTCAATTAGAGCATATAAAAATGGTTCTACATTAGGTGTAGCTCAAACCAATACACAAGGTGCTGCAAGAACTGTAACGGAATATGTTTATGGTCCAACATTTTCTTTTTCAAAAAGAGATAGACTTGCGTTTTTTATGGATAAAACCACAAATACATCTGATTTGTATACATTTAATATTTATTTCCAAGTTGGAAACTAATCAGTCTAAAAGGTTAAAAAAATGAGTTTGATACACGCATTACACGAAGATACTTTGTTAGAGGTTAATGGAATACTAATCCCTATCAAAGATATCCAAATTGGCGATGTAGTAAAAAGTTACAATACCCAAACCAACACTATTAGTGAAGGTAAAGTTGTTTCTAAACACATCGGTTTTGATAGTGAATACTACCACATAAATTTTAGTGATGGTTCACAATTAAAAACATCCATCAAATCACTTTTCTATTCACAAAATGGTGAATGGTTAAATCCTTTAGATGTATACCACTTAAAAAAATCACTCCTTAACGGATTAGAAATCACCTCACTTAAATTAGTAGAAGGTGATATTTCTTTTATTAGTATTGAAGTAGAACCCGACCACAATTATTTTGTAGGTAATTTATTAGTTCACAACACAGGTCCTACCGGCGCTCAAGGTCCTAAAGGACCCACTGGTTCTACTGGTCCAACAGGACCAACTGGTGGTCAAGGTGCTCAAGGACCCATAGGTAATAAAGGTCCAACCGGTCCTTCTTCATCACCTCAAGGTGCTCAAGGTCCTAAAGGACCCACAGGGTCATCTCCTCAAGGAGCTCAAGGTCCAAAAGGCCCTACCGGCTCAACTGGTCCTACGGGTCCAACGGGCGCTCAAGGACCTACCGGTCCTACCGGCCCAACTGGTTTAAAAGGACCCACAGGCCCTACCGGCCCACAAGGTAACCAAGGACCGGTGGGTCCATCTCCTCAAGGTGCTCAAGGTCCTAATGGTCCAACTGGTGGACAGGGTGCTAAAGGACCAACAGGACCCACTGGTCCTACGGGCGCTAAAGGTCCTACCGGCCCTACCGGCCCAACCGGTCCTACGGGCCCACAAGGTCCAACAGGCCCAACAGGCCCAACAGGATTACAAGGTGCTAAAGGAAACACAGGTCCAACCGGAGCCACAGGTCCTCAAGGACCCACCGGTCCTAAAGGTCCAACCGGGCCAGCGGGTGCTCCGGGCGCTCAAGGTCCCACCGGTCCTAAAGGACCAACTGGAGACCAGGGTGCTAAAGGACCAACAGGCCCCACGGGTCCAACGGGTGCTAAAGGACCCACAGGTCCTACCGGCCCCACAGGTGGAACTGGTGGTCAAGGTGCTACCGGTCCTCAAGGTTTCCAAGGACCTACCGGTCCTACCGGCCCAACAGGTGCAAAAGGACCACAAGGACCCACAGGTCCACAAGGTAACCAAGGTCCTGCGGGTTCGTCACCCCAAGGTGGAACAGGTCCAAAAGGACCAACTGGTTCAACCGGCGCTCAAGGTCCTGTTGGACCAACGGGTCCTACCGGCCCAACGGGTCCTACCGGACCAACCGGTGCTACGGGTCCTACTGGAGCTCAAGGACCACAAGGAAATAAAGGACCACAAGGTCCAACGGGCGCCACCGGCCCTCAAGGTGCAACAGGTCCACAAGGTAACCAAGGACCGGTTGGTCCTTCACCACAAGGTCCCCAAGGTCCAACTGGAACACAAGGAGATAAAGGTCCCACGGGCGCTTCTCCTAAAGGAGACCAAGGTCCGCAAGGAGCTCAAGGTCCCAAAGGTCCTCAAGGAGCTAACCCACAAGGTGACCAAGGTCCACAAGGTCCGCAAGGTCCCAAAGGTCCTACCGGTTCTTCACCCCAAGGTGCTCAAGGTCCAAAAGGCCCACAAGGAGACAAAGGTCCGCAAGGTTCAGCTCCTCAAGGTAACCAAGGTCCCACTGGTTCATCACCTCAAGGTGCTCAAGGTCCTAAAGGTCCCACGGGTTCCTCACCTCAAGGTGATACCGGCCCTCAAGGTCCTCAAGGTCCAAAAGGTCCACAAGGTTCAGCACCTCAAGGTGACCAAGGTCCTAAAGGTCCACAAGGTGCTCAAGGACCAATGGGTAATTCACCTCAAGGTGCTCAAGGTCCAAAAGGTCCGCAGGGTGATAAAGGTAATACGGGCGCTTCTCCTAAAGGAGACCAAGGTCCGCAAGGTGCTCAAGGTCCTAAAGGTTCTCAAGGAGCTAACCCACAAGGTGACCAAGGTCCACAAGGTCCTCAAGGTCCTAAAGGTCCTACCGGTTCTTCACCTCAAGGTGCTCAAGGTCCAAAAGGACCTCAAGGTGATAAGGGTCCACAAGGAGCCGCACCTCAAGGTGACCAAGGTCCAAAAGGTCCTCAAGGTCCACAAGGTCAACAAGGACCTGCTCCCCAAGGAGACCAAGGTCCAAAAGGTCCACAAGGAGACAAAGGTCCTCAAGGAGCCGCACCTCAAGGTGACCAAGGTCCTAAAGGTCCACAAGGTTCTAAAGGGGACCAAGGACCATCACCACAAGGTGCTCAAGGTCCTAAAGGTCCACAAGGTGACAAAGGTCCTCAAGGAGCTGCTCCACAAGGAGCTCAAGGTCCAAAAGGCCCACAAGGAGATAAAGGACCCCAAGGTCCTGCGCCTCAAGGTGACCAAGGTCCAAAAGGACCGCAAGGACCACAAGGTCAACAAGGACCGCAGGGTCCTGTTGGACCACAAGGTCCAAAAGGTCCTCAAGGAGATAAAGGTCCTCAAGGAGATAAAGGTCCTCAAGGGGCTGCTCCACAAGGTGATACAGGCCCCCAAGGTCCTAAAGGTCCAACTGGTTCTTCACCTCAAGGTCCCCAAGGTCCAAAAGGTCCACAAGGAGATAAAGGTCCACAAGGAGCAGCACCACAAGGTGATACAGGTCCTCAAGGTCCTCAAGGTTTAAAAGGTCCTCAAGGTTCAATTGGTATCCAAGGTGACCAAGGTCCACAAGGCCCGCAGGGTGATAAAGGTAATACAGGTTCTTCACCTCAAGGTGCTCAAGGTCCCAAAGGTCCTCAAGGAGACAAAGGTCCTCAAGGAGCTGCTCCACAAGGAAACCAAGGTCCTCAAGGGGGTAGTGGTCCAGCCGGTCCAAAAGGAACATCACCACAAGGAGACAAAGGACCTCAAGGCGCTCAAGGTCCTAAAGGACCACAAGGAGATTCTCCACAAGGAAACCAAGGACCACAAGGTCCTAAAGGGGACCAAGGTAATTCACCACAAGGTTCGCAGGGTCCTATTGGTGCTCAAGGTCCTAAAGGTTCTCAAGGAGCAGCACCACAAGGTGATATAGGTCCTCAAGGTCCTCAAGGAGACAAAGGTCCTCAAGGTTCAATTGGTATTCAAGGTGACCAAGGTCCCAAAGGTCCACAAGGGCCAAAAGGTGATGTAGGTCCTGCGCCTCAAGGTTCTCAAGGTCCAATTGGAGCTCAAGGTCCAAAGGGAACCTCGCCTCAAGGTGCTCAGGGTGCTCAAGGTCCTCAAGGAGCTAAAGGTCCTCAAGGAGATAAAGGTCAAAAGGGTGAAGCTGCATTAGGAACACTAATTAGTGGTGTATCGCCAGGATTAACTTTTAATAATTCTCGTGGATTTTTAACATTTAATAATGGTGGTGCTACATATGTAATTCATATGTATGTAAGTGGTTCATTCTAATCCAAAAATAAAGAAGTTCTCATATGAGTGTTAAAAACGGACAATTAGTCAGATTATACGATGGAACCCAAACCGCTATTGAAAATCTCATTAGCGGTTCTTCCATTGTTGCTGGTATTTCTTTACCTGGTCTTGGATTGGGTGAAAGTGATTATTTAAATTGGTCATCTACTGATATATCATCTACAACATTACAATCCGCTAATGTTAAATCAAAAAATACTTTTGTAAATTCTACCGTTGAAAAAATTGAATTTAATGATGGTAATTTAATTGTATCACTCAATGAACCAATTTTAGTAAAAGATGGTGATGGTGTATACAAATTTAAAAAAGCAAAAGATGTAATACTTAATTCAGATTATTTAGTAAAATGGAATAATAATTTATTTGTAGATGAATTAATAACCATCGCATATACTGTTGATGAACCAAGTGAAACATCCATAAACATAGAACCCTATGATGTATATCTTTTAAACGGATATGTAGTTCACAATGTTTCGTATAATTACCTAACATATGCTTGTGATACTGGAACCTCCTTCGGCTGTTGGGCTTGGCCTTTTGATCCTGGAGTATACTCTGGCTGTTATGAGGTGCTTGGATTAGAAGAACCTTGCGCATTTACTTGTGAGAGCTGTGGTAGTCCCGTAGGGGATTTGGTCAGCGACCAAACTGCTTGTTTTGGTGAAGTTGTTGATGTATGTGATGCAGATAACACTACTGGTGCTCAAGGCCCCACAGGTCCTAAAGGTGATAATGGACCAACTGGTGGACCCGGTGGTACAGGTCCTCAAGGTTTCCAAGGTCCAACCGGACCGGCGGGAGAGACCCCAGAGGCTCCAACGGGTGTTCAAGGGCCGGTGGGTCCTCTTGGAAATGCTGCATTAACAGGAGCACCTGGTCCTGTTGGACCTATCGGTGACCAAGGTGGTCAAGGTGGACAAGGTTCTCAAGGTCCTCAAGGACCAACTGGGGCTTCACCCACGGGCGGTGGTGGAGACCAAGGTGGTCAAGGTCCACAAGGTCCGAAGGGACCTTCAGGTAATTTAGGTCTTCAAGGTCCTGTGGGACCAACAGGCGCTACTGGACCCGTAGGCGCCGGTGGTGATACGGGCGCTTCTCCAACAGGCGGTGGTGGTGACCAAGGTCCAACTGGTGACCAAGGTGGTCAAGGTAATCAAGGTCCAACCGGTGGGCAGGGGCCCGAAGGTCCTACCGGCGCTGTGGGTGATTCCCCAACAGGCGGTGGTGGAGACCAAGGTCCTACTGGTGGTCAAGGAGATTTTGGTGCTGATGGATTAGGTCCTGGCGGAGTAGGTCCTATTGGCTCAAAAGGTGATACCGGTTCCGTAGGGGCTGGTGGTGATACGGGCGCTTCCCCAACAGGTGGTGGTGGTGACGAAGGACCTACTGGTCCTACGGGTCCTACGGGTCCTGCTGGAGATAGAGGACCACAAGGTCCTATGGGACCAACGGGCGCTTCCCCCACAGGTGCTCAAGGAGACCAAGGTCCAACGGGCGCTCAAGGACCCATAGGCGGTGATCCTGGTACTGGCGCTGTGGGTCCAATAGGGCCGGGTGGAGACCAAGGTTCACAAGGTCCTCAAGGTCCAATTGGGGCTTCACCTCAAGGTGGACAAGGTGGACAAGGTGCAAAAGGAACAATTCCGGGGTCTTGTACAGTAAACTATCAAGTATGGTCTACTCACGCTGGAAATGGTTCCACATCTCAATATGGAGGATATCCAACGGATGCTGTAGATTTTGATAAATTTTTTGATGCAAGACAATCAAATTCTACATTACATTCATCAGGCACAGCATCACCATCCGTTGTATTAGATTTCATAGTATACACCACCCTAACTTCAAATGGTATTGCAGTACCAAATAGTGGTGATTATTACGCAGTGATGGCGTTTGGAACTTTTTACGCTAAAGAAACAGGCACATATACATTTACCGCAGAATCGGATGATTCAATAGATTTATTTATTGGAACTACAAATGTTGCATCATATTATGGTGGTAGAGGAACCCCAGCATTAGGAACCACCACCGGTACTATTTCATTAACCGCAGGAACATCGTATCCATTCAGAGCTAGAATGCAGGAATATGCTGGTGGTGATGGTATGAGAGTTTTTTGGAAAAAACCATCTCAATCCGGTGGTGGAACTTGGTATCAAGATTGTGAAGAACTTGGAACATCACCAAATCCTGGTCCAAATGGACCACAAGGTGACCAAGGTCCAACTGGAGGACAAGGAAACCAAGGTCCAATTGGAGCTCAAGGTCCAAAAGGACCTTCAGGTAATTTAGGAGCTCAAGGTCCAACTGGTGTAAAAGGTTCCATAGGTGGTGGTGGTGATGTCGGTGCTAAAGGAGCTCAAGGAGACCAAGGTCTTCAAGGTCCAATTGGACCAACCGGAGATGCTGGCCCTAAAGGAGCTCAAGGTGCTCAAGGTAACCACGGTAATCAAGGACCAACGGGCGATGCTGCTTTAACAGGCCTTCAAGGTCCAATTGGTGTAAAAGGTGATACAGGTCCAACGGGCGAGGCTGGTCCTAAAGGAGCTCAAGGTCCTATTGGTGCTGACCCTGGTCCGGGCGCTGTAGGTCCTATTGGTCCAACTGGTGATGCGGCTCCCAAGGGAGCTCAAGGTCCTCAAGGAAATGCAGGTCCTATTGGTCCCAAAGGTGATGATGGTCCTAAAGGCGCTCAAGGTCCAACAGGCGGAGGTGGTGACCAAGGCCCTATGGGACCATCAGGTAATTTAGGCGCTCAAGGACCCATTGGTGTAAAAGGTGACCAAGGTGGAACAGGCGATGGGGCTCCAAAGGGAGCTCAAGGTGACCAAGGAAATGTAGGTCCTATTGGCCCTAAAGGTGATGATGGCCCTAAAGGGGCTCAAGGTGGTACTGGTAACCAAGGTAATCAAGGACCAACGGGCGATGCTGCTTTAACAGGCCCTCAAGGTCCCATTGGTGTAAAGGGTGATATAGGTCCTACCGGTGAGGCTGGTCCTAAAGGAGCTCAAGGTCCTATTGGTGCTGACCCTGGTCCGGGCGCTGTAGGTCCTATTGGTCCAACTGGTGATGCGGCTCCCAAGGGAGCTCAAGGTCCTCAAGGAAATATAGGTCCTATTGGTCCCAAAGGTGATGATGGTCCCAAAGGCGCTCAAGGTCCAACAGGCGGAGGTGGTGACCAAGGCCCTATGGGACCATCAGGTAATTTAGGCGCTCAAGGACCCATTGGTGTAAAAGGTGACCAAGGTGGAACCGGTGATACTGGTGGTAAAGGAGCTCAAGGAGACCAAGGCTTTGAAGGACCTATTGGCCCTAAAGGTGATGATGGCCCTAAAGGGGCTCAAGGTGGTACTGGTAACCAAGGTAATCAAGGACCAACAGGTGATGCTGCTTTAACAGGCCCTCAAGGTCCCATTGGTGTAAAAGGTGATATAGGTCCAACAGGCGATGCTGGTCCTAAAGGCGCTCAAGGACCAAGTCCTGAAGGTCAAGGTGACCAAGGTCCTCAAGGACCTGCTGGTGGTAAAGGCGCTCAAGGTCCCATTGGTACAAAAGGAGATACAGGTCCAACAGGTGATGCTGGCCCTAAAGGAGCTCAAGGACCGGTGGGTAATCAAGGAGACCAAGGTCCTCAAGGTAATGAGGGAGCAGTTGGAGCTCAAGGACCAATTGGTGTAAAAGGTGATACCGGTCCAACGGGCGATGCTGGCCCTAAAGGAGCTGATGGCCCCATAGGTCTAAAAGGAGACCAAGGTCCTCAAGGTGATGCTGGTCCAAAGGGAGCTCAAGGTCCCATTGGTGGTGGAGGAGACCAAGGACCTCAAGGACCTCAAAGTATAGCAGGGCCAGGTGCTGAAGGATTTACAGGCGGTCCACAAGGTTTGATGGGTCCAAATGGAGACCAAGGTCCAAAAGGAGATACAGGTCCAACCGGCGATGCTGGTCCTAAAGGAGCTCAAGGACCGGTGGGTAATCAAGGACCAACGGGAACGCCGGTTGAAACAGGCGCTCAAGGACCAATTGGTGTAAAGGGTGATACAGGTCCCACGGGTGAAGCTGGCCCTAAAGGAGCTCAAGGTCCTCAAGGGGTTAAAGGTTCTACCGACGGTCCCATTGGACCAAATGGTGACCAAGGTCCCAAAGGGGCTCAAGGTGCTCAAGGTAACCAAGGTAGACAAGGACCAACGGGTGATGCAGCTTTAACAGGCCCTCAAGGTCCCATTGGTGTAAAAGGTGATATTGGTCAAAAAGGTGATGATGGGCCCAAGGGTGCTCAAGGACCACAAGGTGAAGTGGGACCGCAAGGTGATCCAGGTGATGACTCATTTGTTGAACCTGAACAAGGACCTGAAGGAGATGTAGGACCCGTTGGAGTAAAGGGTGATGCTGGTCCTAAAGGAGCTCAAGGACCTGTGGGTAATCAAGGTCCAAAAGGACCTTCCGGAAACGCAGGAGCTCAAGGACCACAAGGACCACAATCCGATAAGGGTTCCACCACCGGAACCACGGGCGATGCTGGTCCTAAAGGTGCTCAAGGTCCGCAAGGGGTTAAAGGTTCTACCAATGGTCCTATTGGACCAAATGGTGACCAAGGTCCCAAAGGGGCTCAGGGTTCAATGGGTAGTCAAGGAGACCAAGGACCTAAAGGACCATCGGGTAATTTAGGTGCTCAAGGTCCAATTGGTTCACAAGGTAATCAAGGACCCACTGGTGATGCTCCAACTCCGGAACAAGATGGACCACAGGGTGCTCAAGGTATATCTCCGGGCTCTAAAGGTGATTTTGGTACACAAGGTGAAAAAGGAAATCAACTTGATGGTGGATTTTTTGAATGGAACGATACTATTCAAAAACTATTATTTAAACCATATGGTTGGACAAGTGGAGATAAATTATTTATTGTAGAATTATATCGCTCAGGTTCGTATTAATTAAAGTTGTAATCTATATTTATTATAAAGTTTAAAAAATAAGTTTTGTTATGGAAAAGAAATTTATATTCAATCAAGACCCATCACGATTTTCAGCAGACCATACTAATTACTATTGGTTTCAAAATGGATTTACTTCTGAAGAATTGGCTAGAATTGAACAAATGACTTCCAATTTACCATTTGAAGCCGCAGGCGTTGGTGAGTTGGATAAATCACGAGTAGAAAGTGAATATCGTAAATCATCAATTAAATGGTGTCCTCAAAACGAAGAGTGGGAATGGGTTTACGATAAGCTTGGAACTATGATTTCTGAAGCAAATAATATGTGGAAATTTGATTTGACTCATATGAGAGAACAAATTCAATATACCGAATACTACGAAGGTGGTGGTCAGTATGATTGGCATATGGATTGTGGTATTGGTATTCAAGCACAACGCAAAGTTTCGGTCACTGTTCAATTATCACAACCTGATGAATATGAGGGTGGTGATTTACAATTTATGTTAGGTGCTGGTCAGATTTGGGCTCCACGAGTTCAAGGAGCTGCTGTTATTTTCCCATCATTCTTTTTGCACCGAGTTACACCCGTAACCAAGGGAACTCGTAAGTCATTTGTTCTTTGGGTTGGTGGAGAACCATATAGATAATCTATGAGAAAAACTAAATTACCATCTGCATTAGTTTATGGGTGGGATAAGTTTGGTGAATTCTCTATCCCATCTACACTATCAGAACACGAAGGACTTGTAGAAGATGTAGTGATTTTCTCTTGCGAAAACCATTCTAATTTTTATGTTGATTTTTCAAAATATCAGCCAGATGTAATTATTACATTTGGTGATAAAAATCAGTATGAATCTATTTTAGAAGCATCCAATGAAAATCTTGTAAATACAAAGTGGACTCACCTTGATGAAAGTTTAACTGATGAAGAACTTGCAAATAAAGTAGATGAATTGTCTACCTATTGGAGTTGTGGGTCAAATCAAAATGTGTTTGGTTCTAAAGACCTACCATTCTTTTCAGCATTTACAGGAACTTACAAAACAGGTGATAGAATTTTTAGAACCTATAATGGTTTAAAAAATCAAACTTATAAAAATTGGGAGTGGGTTGTTATTGATGACTCACCTGAAGATGACTTTGATACTTGGAATAAACTACAAGAAATCGCATCTAAAGACCATAGAGTAAAAATTCATAGAATTACACCAAATACAGGCGGTAATGTCGGTGAGGTAAAACACCGAGCTGCTATGTTGTGTAATGGTGATTGGTTATTAGAATACGACCACGATGATGTGATTGCGTCAACATACTTTGAAGAGTGTGTTAACGCATCAAAACAATATCCTGATGCTGGATTTATTTTTACCGGATGTGCTGAACTTTACGAAGATGGTAAACATAAACAATATGGTCCAATTGACCCAACAGGTTATGGTAGGTATGGTTTTAACAATTACACTTGGGCTTATTCTTGGCACGAATGGGTTATCATAGATGGTAAAAAATACATTGGAGGATTTGCTCCGAGTATAAATCCTAAAACAATTAGATACAATATGGGTATGCCTAATCACGCAAGAATGTGGCATAGAGATGTGTATCATAAAGTCAGAGGTCATAATAGATATATTTCCGTAGCAGATGATTTTGAATTAATTGTAAAAACATTCCTAACAACACGAATGTTAAAAATTGATAAAATTTTATACATGCAATGGAATAATTATTCAAGTACTGTTGATATGAATTTAACGGATATTAATAGAAGAGCTAGAATAATTAGAAATTACTATGATAAAGCTATCCACGAACGAATCCTTGAACTTGGAAAAGAAGATTGGGATTGGGATGAAAACACACAAAAATGTCATCACGCTTGGTGGATAGATAGAAGTAGATATTTTGAAAAAGAACAAGTTTTAAATTACACGATAAAATAAGGAACAATATGAAAGTTTTGTTTGTAGTTGGATATCAGAAAAAACCATTTAATCCTTTTATTTGGATTAAAGAAGGAATTGGTGGTTCTGAATACGCTGTTATAAAATTGGCACATCAAATGTCAAAGCAGGGTGATGAAGTTGTAGTCACAGGACAAGTATCCCCTTGTGAAGTTGAAGGTATTAAATATATACCATATGAATTACTTGGAACAAACCAACATTATGATGTTGTAATTGCTACAAATTATATTCACTATATAAATGAACTTGATTCACGAGAAATAACTTTTGATAAATCTTATTTTTGGATTCATAACAATGAATATTACGCATATTGGAATGGTCAGATATTAGAGGATTTTGGAAAAGAACATTTACAAAATTCAAGGATGACTAATGTGATTGCAGTATCAGATTACTCTGCCAAAATGCTTGAAGAAAAATATCCCGAAATGGTGGGTAAGGTAAGAGTTATTCCAAACGCTATTGACCCAACTGATTGGAATGGTATCCGATTTGATAATAAACAAAAAAACAAATTTGTATATACATCAGCTGCTGATAGAGGGTTAAAAAACCTACTTGAAATCTGGCCGCAGATTCGTGAAGCCAGACCCGAAGCAACCCTTTGGGTAGCAACCCCACCATACGCATTAGATTGGTATGAAGACTATAAAGGGTTCTACGATGGTGTTCATTTTTTAGATAATCTACCACCAAAAAAATTATATGAACTGATTGCTTCATCCGAATATTGGGTATATCCATCACAATATGATGAAACTTATTGTATCACAGCATTAGAAATGATGATGGGTGAGGTTTCAATCATAACAACCGATACCGGAAATTTAGCAAGTATTATTCCAGCAAGAGGTGCTATGGTTTCTTCTGAAAGTGATGTTGAAATCTTAAAAAAACAAATTTTAGAAAAACTTGAATTTGTAGAATCCGATGCAGCTTTTAGAAAGTTTTCAAAAGAAAATGCTAAATCTTTTGTTCTAAAACAAACTTGGGAAAATATAGAAAAAATTTGGAGAAATCTTATGAACGAAACACAACCCAACCGACAAGAACAAACTGATATGTTACCTTTACATCCTGAATTGTATTCTTATAAATACGACAAAATTGGATGGTTAGAACGATTTGTAACCTATGATGCAAGAATCAGAGAATGGGATTTAATTTCAGATGAGCAGTTTGATGGATGTTTTACATTTCCATTATTTACACCCGAATTTTGTAAAATGATTCGTGAAGAAGCCGAACATTCAAAAAAATGGACTTACAAAAGACACGAATATTACCCAACCACGGATATGTTGTTATCTGAATTAGGATTGAATGAAATTTATTATGAAGTTCTTCAAACTTATGTAATGCAGTTTATGATTTACAAATTTGGTTTAGAAGGTAAAGGTTGGGATTCCTTGGGTTCTGAAAACTTTTTGGCAAGATACACACCAGACACTCAAGGTCACCTTTCAATACACCACGATGCAGCCGATTTAACTTGTTTAGTTCAATTATCTGACCTTGATGAATATGAAGGTGGTGGAACTTGGTTTTGGAGACAAAAAAAATTAATAAAGGGTGGAATCGGATATTGCACCATACATCCTGGAAATATTACTCATAAACATGGCGCTAGACCTGTGAGTAAGGGAAGTCGTTATATTATTGTATCGTTTATGAAAAATTTGGAAAGGTATTAACCATACTATTTATATTATGAGGTATAAAAAGGAGAGTTAATGGCAATTCAAATTCCAATATGGCCAGGTAGTAGTTCGTTTTCTTCAATATCTGCGTCTTTTTACACAGGTTCATCCGCAACTAAACCAACACCATTTGGTTTTTTTGATGGTGATGCTATCTTTAAATCAGATGCTGATAATGTAGCCAATTGGTGTGCAACCCGATTGGGTTATCCAATTGTTGATATTGAATTACAAGATATTAACTTTTTTGCTTGTTTTGAAGAAGCGGCAAACGAATATTCTTCGCAAATCAATCAGTATAGAGCAAAGGAAAATCTTTTGTCTCTACAAGGTTCTAATTTAAATAACACTCTTGCTAATAAACAAATCAATAATAATATGCAAGGGGTAGTAAACCTCGCAAAAGATTATGGAACTGAAGCAAAAAGTGGTGGTAGATTAACACACTACACAGCGTCATTTACTTTAACATCAGGTCAACAAATTTACAATCTAAATGATAGTAATGTTGTATCACTTGAATCAGGTTCGGTTACAAATGGACTTACCATTCGTAAAGTATTTCACCAAGCACCTCCTGCCATTGTAAGATACTTTGACCCCTTTGTAGGAACAGGTCTTGGTTCACAACAAATGATGGATACTTTTGGTTGGGGTAATTACTCACCAGGTGTATCATTTATGATGCAGCCAATGTATGATGACATATTAAGATTACAAGCGATTGAGTTCAACGACCAAATTCGTAAATCTCAATTTTCATTTGAATTGATTAATAATCGTATTAAGATTTTTCCACTTCCTGTTTCTGGTGATGATAATACCAAAATTTATTTTGAATACACTTTAAATAGTGAAGCTAATAACCCAATCATAGCTTCAAATGTGGTTAGTGACTTTTCAAATGTTCCGTTTGAAAGATTATCATACACCTCAATCAATTCTGCAGGAAGACAATGGATTACCAAATATACTCTTGCATTGGCTAAAGAAGTCCTTGGAGCAGTAAGAGCCAAGTTCTCTGCTATTCCAATTCCAGGCGCAGACATTACATTGGATGGAGGTGACCTTCGTTCCGAAGCGGCTGCAGAAAAAGAAGCGCTTCTAACTCAATTAAAGGAAATGTTGGAAGCTACATCTAAAAGAGCCCTTATGGAAGCCAAGAGAGATGAAGCTGAATTCCTTGAATCTACACTTGCAAGAATCCCAAGACCAATTTACATAGGGTAAGAAAATGGCATTATTTGGCGGTCAAAGAGATATGTCTTTGTTTAGAACCCTAAACAAGGAACTTATTAACGATATTATTGATATTGAAATTTACTACTTTAAATTGGTAGTAGATGAATCAAATACCAATTTGTATGGTGAGGGTAGTAAAAAAGTTTACTATAATCCTGTAAAAATTCCTTCTTTAATTGAGTGGGGTTTAAAAGAACAAATTTCCGATGACTTTGGTCAATACTTTACAAGAACAGCACAATTTAGATTTTTGCGTGATACTTTAAAAGATGATAAAGATATATTACCTGAAGTTGGTGATATAGTTCTTTACGACAATGAATACTTTATGGTAGATATTGTAAGAGAAAGTCAATACTTTGCAGGTAAAAATCCATCTACTTGGGATGGTGGTATAGAACAAGGATATTCAGTATCATTTATATTGGATACACATATGACTCGCCAGACTACTCTTAATTTGGTAGATAATCGTTTTGGTAATTCAAATAACACAACCAACACAATACCGGCAGGAATCTAATGGCAAATCGTTATAGAGTAGTTGACCCAAACAAACCAGATTTGAGACAAACACAAAGCTCAACTCAAGATGACCCTATATTAAACAAAGCCAATCAAGTTCGTAGAGATACGGATAATGTTAAAAACATTTCAATTGGTTTATACGACATTGACCTTGCGTTTAAAGATTTCTTGGAAAGAGATGTTAAACCAATGGTAGAGGAAAATGGTCAATTAGTTCAAATTCCAGTGATGTATTCTAATCCTGAAAAATGGAAGTCAGCTCAAAGAGACCTCTTTATGAGAGATGATAATGGAATGATTTTAACACCAGTTATTGTATTTAAAAGAAACTCCCTATCTCCAAATACGGATATGGCTAAGTTAAAGGTGATTAACGCCGAAGACGCAAGTCAAATGTTTGAAAGAACTTATACCAAAGACAATAGATACGACCAATTTTCAGTTTTAACTAATCAGAAACCATCAAAAGAATATTATTCAGTTGAAAAGCCGGATTATGTAAATATAGAATATTCTACTATTGTTTGGTGTGATTACCAAGAGCAGGTAAATAAGATTGTAGAACAAATTGTATTTTTCCAAGGTCGTTCTTTTGGTGATAGATACAAATTTGTAGTAAAAGCAGATTCATATACATTTGAAACCTTACAAGAAGTAGGTGAAGACCGAATTGTAAAGTCAGAAATTACTTTACAAGTAAAAGCATACCTACTGCCAGAATTTGCTGGTGTTAGAAATAATACGAGAAAAACATTTTCAGTTGGTAAAATTATATGGAATGAAAGTTATGATTTATAATTCTATATTTATAGTATATTAAATAAATTTTATTATGGAAAAAACAGTTATATCACTTACCGAAGAAGAAGTAACCAAGGTAAATGTGTTGCAATCAGGCATCTTACAATCACTCGCTAGATTGGGTGAAATTGAAATAGAAAAACTCCAACTTGAGAGTATTTATAAATCTTTAAACGAAGAAACTGACCAACTTATAAGCCGTTACAACACTTTAAAAGAAAATGAAGGAAAACTCGCACAAGAATTAAAAGAAAAGTATGGTGAGGGTAGTGTAGATTTACAAAACAATACTTTCATCCCTAAACAATAATTATCGTGTTTCCCTAATTTTCTTGGTATTTATTAGTAAGGAAAATTCCAAAAATAGAACATTAGGAGAAAATAATGGCTGAAAGAATTGTTAGTCCAGGCGTCTTTACAAGAGAAAAGGACCTCTCGTTTTTACCACAGGGTATTGGTGAGATTGGTGGCGCTCTTATCGGACAAACTATCAAGGGTCCCGCTTTCGTTCCAACGAGAGTAGAATCATTTAACGAGTTTCAACAAAAGTTTGGTGGTTTGACCGAAGATTCATATCTTCCTTATACCGCACAATCTTATTTGCAGGATGCTCCAAACGCAACTATCGTTAGAGTATTGGGTGCAAGTGGATACACCGCACAAACAATTGCATTGGTAGTTTCGGGTGCAGCTGGTCAAAAAGTGGCCGCTGTATTACATCCAACCACGAATACTTTTGGAGGTAACTATGTAGGTTCTTCAACTTCTACAGTAGTTGCAAGTGGATTGAACAGCGCTTCATTGTTCCTTTTGAATTTAACAGGTAGTTCTGTTACCAATACAAGTGTAAGTGCTTCTTTAAACCCAAGTTCAGAAAACTATCTTACTAAAGTTTACGGATATGCTCCTAAATCTTCAAAGGTAGCATATACCTATATGAACTTTTCTACATTCCAATCAGCATCGTTTGCAGCTTCCAACTCATCTTCAATAACGATTGTAACTCAATCGGTTAGTTATGCTAAAGAATACTCTGAAGCAACAACTCCTTACATTAAGTCACAAAAAGTTGGTGGTGTAGCTACAAACTTATTTAGAGTTCATACTCTTTCTCATGGTAATGCTACAAACTACGAGTTTAAAATAGGTATCCGTGATATCAAACCAGCATCTGAAGTTCCAGGTTCTGAATACGGAACATTCACTTTACAAGTTCGTAGAGTAGATACTGCAAAAATTCCTAATTCTATTTTTGGAACAAATGTTCAAGACGCAGACACAAGACCAAATATCGTAGAAGAGTTCACAGGTCTTAACCTTGACCCAAATTCACCAAACTACATCGCAAGAGTTATTGGTGATAGATATGTTGAAGTAGACGCAAGTGGTAAATTAAACATAAAAGGTGATTACCCTAATAATTCAGCTCATATTCGTGTTGAAATGGAAGCTGATGTAACGAATGGTGCTATTGACTCATCATTGGTTCCTTTTGGATTCGCAGCACTAACATCACCACTTAATAGTTCATATACTTTACCAGACCCAACTTATGTGGTTTCTCAATCATTGGGTGGTGTCGTAAATACAAAAGTATTCCTTGGATACAACTACGACTTCAGTTCAACTGATAACTTAAACTTTTTATTACCGCTACCAATTGAGGCTCAACAAACAACGGTTGGCACTGCATTTGATTTGGCTACTTGCCAATCAGGTTCAGGTACTGTATCATTAACAAGTGATGTTGACTACAAGAAATTTATGGTTCCGTTCCAAGGTGGATTTGATGGCTGGGAGCCAAACCGAGTAATTTCAGTTGGTGATTCAATTACCGCTGGAAACACCCAAGGTTTAGATTGTTCTTCTGCTACGGCTACGGGAACAATTGCTTTAAGAAAAGCTATCAACGCAATTTCTAATCCTGATGAGTTTGATATCAATATGGTTGTCCTTCCGGGTATTTTACATAGATTACACTCTTCAGTTACCACATTCGCTAAAGATATGTGTGAAGATAGACAAGATTGTTTCTTTGTAATGGATGCAGGCGCATATAGTGATTCAAACACTACGGTTGTAAACGCATTAACTTCGTTTGACTCTAATTATGTTGCTACTTACCATCCTTGGGTTAAAATCCTTGATACTGATAAAAACAAGCCAGTATGGGTTCCACCAAGTGTTGTTCTTCCTGGCGTGATTGCTTTCAATGACCAAGTTGCAGCAGAATGGTTTGCTCCCGCAGGTTTAAATCGTGGTGGTTTAACTGATGTTATTGAAGTTAAGTCTCGTTTGACTCACGCTGAAAGAGATACACTTTACGAAGGTCGTGTAAACCCAATCGCTACATTCCCTGGCCAAGGTGCTACGGTATTTGGTCAAAAGACCTTACAAGCTAGACCATCCGCTTTGGATAGAATCAATGTAAGAAGATTGTTAATTGCTGTGAAGAAATACATCGCATCTTCTACAAGATACTTGGTATTTGAACAAAACACGGCTGCTACAAGAAACCGATTCTTGTCAATCGCAAACCCATACTTGGAATCAATCCAACAAAGAAATGGTTTATACGCATTCCGTGTAGTGATGGATGAAACTAATAACACACCAGACGTAATTGATAGAAATGTTTTAGTGGGTGAGATTTTCTTACAACCTACCAAAACTGCTGAATTTATTGTGTTGGATTTCAACATTCTTCCTACGGGCGCTACATTCCCTGGTGCATAATTTGAAGAATGATATACTTATAAGAAAGATTAGGAGAATTTAAATGGCAAATTTACTCACACCGCAGGAGATAATGTTTACAAATTTTGAACCAAAAATGTCAAACAGGTTCATTATGTATATTGAAGGAATTCCAGCATATCTCATCAAAGCGGCTAACCGACCCGAAATAGCTAATGGTAAAGTGGTTATTGACCACATTAATACTCGTAGATATGTAAAGGGTCGTTCAGAATGGCAAGATTTAAGCATCAGTTTATATGATGCGGTGGTTCCATCTGCCGCTCAAGCTGTAATGGAGTGGGTTCGCTTACACCACGAATCAGTTACCGGCCGTAATGGTTATTCGGATTTCTACAAAAAAGATATTACATTTAACTCGTTAGGACCAGTTGGTGATAAAGTTGAAGAATGGACATTGAAAGGCGCATACATTCAAAATGCAAAGTTTTCTGATATGGATTACACAGGTGAAGATTTGGCTACTGTAGATTTAACATTGACTTACGATTACGCTATCTTACAATACTAATTTTAGATTGAAAAATAATAAACCCCACTTCGGTGGGGTTTTTTTGTTTTAAAAAGTTTTAATTCTATATTTATATGTAGTTTAACATAAACGGAGATTAAAATGATTAATATCATTAGAAATAGAGACACCAAAATCGTATACGCTGTTGTATCAGACGGTAATGTAGTAATTACTGAAACAGAAACTACTTACGATGGCGATATTTTCACAATTGATTCTGAATACCCATACACTTGGTCAAATGGATACGAATGTGTTCAAGCGGAAGTTGAAGTACCAGAAGGATGGCATGGTTCAAAATACGCTTTTGATAATGGAACTTGGACATTAGTATAATAAAATAAAATAAGTTATGACTCAAAATTTAAATGATGATTACACCCACGAAGGTGTAATTGACCAATTACGAAAAGAACACGAAATTACGGAACTGAAAAATTATCAGTTTCCAACCGAAGTTATTGAACTACCATCTCGTGGTTTAATATACCCTTCAGATAACCCGCTTTCAAGTGGTAAAATTGAAATGAAGTATATGACTGCAAAACAAGAAGATATTCTTACAACGCAGTCATATATTAAAGATGGTTCAGTTCTTGACCGACTATTTCAGTCACTTATCGTGTCTAATGGTAATGGTCAACCAATCAAGTATGTTGATTTGGTGACAGGTGATAAAAACGCTATTATGATTGCTGCCCGTGTGTTGGGATATGGTAAAGATTACGAAGTAGAAGTAACCGACCCATTTACAGGTAAAAAGCAAAAAGAAACAATTGACCTTACTCAATTTGATAACAAACCATATGATGGTTCTGCTCAAGTAGCACCTCATACCAATGAGTTTGAATTTACCTTACCCCGTTCTCAAAGAGTTGTAACCTTTATGGCTATGACCGAATCAAAGGAGCGTAAAGTAAAGCATCAAGTTGAAGAGTTAAATAAAGCAAATCGTAAATTAAAAGATGAAACATCACGAGAACTTACAACTCGTTTAAAAACCATGATTCTTTCAGTTGATGGTGACGCTGATAGTAAAGTGATTAGTCAATTTGTAGATAATGAATTATTTGCAGTTGACTCAAAAGCATTAAGAAACCATATTAACGAAGTTGTGCCTGATATTGACCTTAATTGGGAATTTATTTCAGAGGAAACGGGGGAAAGGAGGGAGATGATTCTACCAATGGATGTCACCTTTTTTTGGCCTAACTCCTGAATATAGAAAACACCTTCACACCCATATCTTTGAGTTGATATATCACGGAAATGGTGGATTCAATTTTAATGATGTTTACAATATGCCGGTTTGGGCTAGATTGTTTTATATTAGTAAAATAATTGAGTTTAAACAACACGAAAAGCAATCTCACGACAAGGAAGCTGCTAAAATAAAGTCTCAAACACGAAAAAGGTAATACCCGACACATTTGTTGGGTATTTCTATATTTATACTATATGATTAGAGGGAAAACTATGAAATCACAAAAATTAGAAACCATTATTGAATCGCTTCACAAAAGAGGTATGACCGAGGGTGTAATCGGTGATTTTTTGAAAAAGATTCAAATCGCTATCAAGACAAAACAACTTGATAAGTTGACCAATGACCCTGAATATCAAAAAATCCTTAAACAATACAACATCAAGCCCATAGATTGGGGAAAAAATTACGAATATTGAGTTTAGGGGTATAAATGGCGCTCAATAAAGATAGTCAAGATAGATTAAACGCTATAAGAGAAGAACAGCAACTCCAAAGGAGCTTGCAAAAAATGTTGAGCGACAGAGTTACCAAAAGTAAAGAGTTAACCGATTCTCAAAAAGAACTTTCAGACGCTTTATTAAAAACAAATGACCTTGAAGATAAATTATTAACAATTCAAGAGCAAAAAGACAAAATATTTAAGACGTATGTAGGTAAAAATAAGGACTTGGGTAAAAAGTTGATTGAGCAACTTGAAACTATGGAAGAATACCTAAAGCTTGAGAAAAAACGAAAAGATAAAACCGAAGAAATAAAAGAGCTGGTTGAGGGAACACGAGATAGTCTATTAGAATCCGTTGGTCTATCATCCGATATGTTTAAAAACGGAATCAAGTTTGGTCTTGGTATGATGGTTGCTAAAAAGGCAGCTGATATGGTGAAAACCGCACTTGAATCTACGGTTGGTCTTGCTAAAGAAATGTATCTTAATATGGGAACTACCGCAGGTGAAGCTGCAAGAGTTGGAGCCGAGGTAACAAAAGCAAGTTTGTCTATGACCGGACTTTTGTATGGTTCCGAAGCGGTTGCTGAAGCTGCAAAATCAACCGCTGAATATTTTGGAAGCACGCATGTGATTAGTTCAGATATGTTAAAGAATGTAACTGAACTTAACGCAATGATGGGTGATGGTGCTGGTGCGGCACAAATGAGTCAATTACTTCAAAGTGCAAGTGGTAATGCCGCTGGTCTGACCGATGAAAT